TAATATAGTTCCAACTAGCATAACTATATCACCTATAACATTAATAAACGCCTGGCCTCCTAATTCTAAGAACTTACCAAACCAATTACCAGCACTTATAATAAAATCCCTTGCTGCTATTGCTAGGCTATTCATAGCATCTATAAACTTTCTAGTATAAGGATTATTATCCGGATTAAGATGGTTCCACAAGTTACCTAATGCTACAAGTATACCTCCTCCAATTTGTAGAGCTACACCACCTACTACTATTCCTATTTCAGCCATGTGTTGTACAAACTCTTTTCCTCCATGGTTCCATACAGATACTAAGAAACTTTTTAATGCATCACAACTATACCCAAATGCTTGCTTAAAATAATCCCATTTAGATAAGAACCACTCACCATAATTATCCCAAGCCTTTTTAAGTGGACTTAACAATTCAGCTAATATATCTTTAACTTTATTATTCAGTTCTACTAGTGAATTTTCTGTTGGTGATGTATCTATTGCCGGTGATGAAATACTTCCTATTCCTCCTGCACCACCACTACCACCGGAGCCTCCACCGGAACCGCTGTCAGAATCATCATTGGACTTTAATTTATTTATTTCATCAATTCCCATTAATGCTTCTAACTGTTTCTTTGCTTTATCAGCTTTTTTACCTACTTTATCAGTAGCACCACCTAAATTATTCATAGCACCAGTGGCATCATCAATTCCTCCTGTAGCTCCTCCAAAATCAATTGCTCCTGCTCCACCAGAACCTCCAGAACCACCACTTATATTAAATCCTATTGCACTAAGAACTGAATTGAATGTATTCGCCATTTGCACTAATTTAGCCATAATAGTATTTATAACATTAATAACTGGTGTTAGTACTGCAATCAAACCTTGACCTATGCTTGCCTTTAATGATTGATATTGTAGGCTTAACAATCTAACTTGATTGGCCCAACTTCCACTTGTTCTAGCAAAATCGCCATTAGCTGCACTCAATGTTTGTGTAACATACGCAAGCCTCAATGCAACTTTTTCTTGTTGATTCATAGCCTCTGTAGTTTTCCCATATCCGTTAGCTAAAGCATATTGATTAAGATTCTCTTGTGTCATTACAACACCAAGTTCTTTTAAACTTTCAGTCTCACCAGTAAATACACTCTTTAACTTTGTATAGGCTTCATTTTGACTTATATTATAAAAGGAAGCTACATCACCAGAGAGATTAGTAAGGGTTTCAGCCATTTCTTCCGCTTGATCTACCGCAAACCCCATTGATTTAGACATAGCCCCAAAGTTACCCATATACTGTTTAGCCATAGTTTCGGATAGTCCCACTGTCCTCATAGCATTTTTAGCAAATTCATTTACCTTAGTATTCATGTTTCCAAAAGTAACATCAACAACGTTTTGAACTTCTGTAAGATTAGATCCTAACTCTAAACATGATTTAGTAAACCTAGCTATTGAAGCAATCGCAAAAACACTAGCTAACATCTTACCAAGTTTATCAAATGTACCATTCATTCCATTAACACTATTATTGACTCTACTGGCCATACTATCAACTTTTGTTTGAACTTGGGCTACTTGATTATTAAACTGTTTAGCATTAGCACTAATAACTACTTGTAATTCTTCTAATGTCAATTATTCTCACCTCCAATCTCTGTTTTCAGTGAGTTTACTCTTTGTGCAAACTCTTTCATGTGCTGCTTATTTATTTCCATTTGTACCTTTATTTTATTTTTTTCATTAACCTTACTTTCTTCTTCAAATAAGTCTGCAAACATATCTAAGAATTGAATTGGCTGATTATCCTTACTTATTATGCATGCTGTACCATTGGTAACTAATGTAGAAAGCCTATAAACCATATCCGCTGTATCTTTTCTTCTCATCTCCCTTTTTCTTAGAAAAGAATCTCTTACTTTGGTTATTTCTTTAATTGTCATATCGTAAAAATCACTTACACTTATTCCACAATCTAAAGCATCATCAAGTAAGTACCTTTCAATAAACTCTGTGTATGTCTCAGGTGCTTTCTTCAAAAATGGGGAAGTGGTACTTTCACCCTCTTCCCCTACTTTAAATTTTCTACCTTTTCCTCTGGACTACCTAGTATTCCACTTTCAGTTAGTAATTCCATAACTTCTCCGAATAAATCAAGCTGAGTTTTACCACCTTCTATATATTCATCAACTAGATCACAAGTCTTATTAAAAGTCATTCCATGATGATATTTTTGCAATGCACCCCAAAGTATAGTTACACAATACTTAAGAGATGGAATAGGCATCTTATTCATGGAGTCAACTTTTATATTTCCTTTAGTATCCATGGAGTTAGCTGCTACACTCTGTAATCCAAGTACCTCATCTAAAATATTTTCTCCTAACTTCTCTTCTACTAATATAGTTGCATTTGTATTTAACTTTAATTTATATTCTTTTTCTCCTACTATTAATATTTTATACATTGACATATAAACATCTCCTTACTTTCTTAAAATAATAAAGGACATACAATCAAGTATGCCCTCATGAACTACGGTGTTACTGTTGGGTCCGTTACTGCAATGTCACTTTGTAATGCTAATGATAGAGTAAAGTCAATTGCACCATTAACTCCACCACCACCAAGTTTTACACTGCATTGAGCTTTAAATACAAACTTAGTTCCATCTGGATAAGCTTGTTCAAATTCTACTACTGTTTTATCATCTGCAAGCTTTCTCAAAATTCTATATGGACTGTCTACTGCATCATTAGCATACTTAAATTTATAAGCTAAATCTCCATAATCTCCTATTCCATATTCATATTGCTTAGTTGAATCCTCTAAGGTTGTATTTTCTACCTTCTCCGGATCATTACCCATTTCAGGAACTTCTTTTAATCCTTTTAATTTTATAAAAGTACTTCCTGTAGATTTATAACTTAATGTAATTCCATTTGCTAACATTTAATATCATCCTCTCTTAATCTTGATATACAAACTCTGTTGAGGTATCTATAATACCTTCATATCTCATAACCTTGTGTTTTAATCCGCTGGTATCTGAAACATCTTGGCAAAATGTACGTTGTAACCCTAGCTTTGATAACTTCTTATCTACATCTAGTGCTGAACTTGATGTACTTCTATTGTGCCATATGTCAATTCTATATCTCAGATATGACTTTGATTCTTCCCCATCTACCCATTCAGCTACTTTATTATCTTCTTCTGTATATTGTATAGCTGGGAACGTTGCCCAATCCGCGGGATAACTGTCACTTACATTAGAAGATATATCTTTAATGGCTGAATATACTTGATCCTTAACATTTATCATTTACCTGCCACCTCCCTTATCTTCTTCTCTAAATCATTTGCTATATTCTTTTTTATAAGTTCTTTATTATTCTTTAAAGCTGGATACATAAATGGTTGAGCTGGTTGACCTTCAATCCATCTTGGACCTACGTCTGGAATATCAACTAACCATTTATCTTGCTTATAACTTAATGGTCCAGGATATTTATCTCCACCAGATTCCTCTCCCTTTTTTCCTGTTCCAAATTCAACATAAGCTGCATATTCAACATTAGTAAAGACTTTTCCTATAACTTTACTTTGTTGTGATTTAACATCTGTATATATACGTTGTTGTAAATCTCCACTATCTACTGGGCATAAGTCTTTAGCTTCGCCTTGAACTAACTTAGTCTGCTTTGCAATACTTGTTTCCAGAACCTTATTAGCATTTCCCCCAAGAGTATTAAGCTTCTTCATTAAAGAATCTAATCCATTTATACTCATAGTATCTTCTCCAGCTCTATTACTAGATGTGAATATCTCTTTATAGATATAATCTTATAATCCGGCTCACTTTCTTTAGATACATAAACACATATTCCATACCCTTCACATAGCTCTATATCATTAACTACATATAAAGTTATATTATCTTTTACTATTACTTTATAGGGTCCATCATAAAGCATATTTAGAATATAATTAAGTCTTTCTCCGTATATTTCAGCCTGTAACTTTCCGGATGCTGGACTTATATTAGCTTTGATTTCAAGACCTTCTTTTTCAAAGTCTTCATATTTACCA